GTGGCTGTTCTAAAATATTTCTATTAAAAGAATTATCCTGCATTATAGGAATATTAATCTTATCATCAATATTAATATTATCTTGATTAGCTAGTGTTATATCTTTATTTACATTTCTTAACTCTTCAAGAGTTATTCCTAATCTATTAGCAATCTTTGTTAAGTTGTCTCCCTTCTTAACAACATATTGATCATAAACTTTAGGAGTTTCTAGAGCTGTTTTTTCAAGTGAAGCCAACTCTTCTAAGTCATTTTTAGTTTTATTAAATGAGGGTTTAAAAACACTAGAAAATTCTTTTACAAATGCTTCATTTCTTCTGCCTAATGGAATCTTTTTTCCGTTCTTTCTATAATATCTTTTATAGTGTTCATTAATTAAATCTTTATTGTTTGTTAAAATACCTTTAGTAAACATGGGATATGTAGCTATTCCGCCACTAACATTTTTTTGTATATCAAGTAATGTTGCTAGCTCGTCAGTTTTTAATTTACTATCGGTAGGAATATTATTTTTTACTTGAGTAAGTCCTTCTTCTAAATCTCTAACAGATATTGTTAAAGCATCTCTAATTGAAAGAGGTTTTGAAATATCAATACCGTAAACTTTTTTAGATTTTCTTTCTGCATTAGTTAGTTTATGTCCAAATCCAATATCTTTAGTTGCTCCTCCTTCGACAGCGCCTTTTGTTTTATTTAAAAACCCTTCTTGTTCTGTCCAAAATGGAATTAATCTTTTAACAGCAGGACTTATATTTCTATCTGCTTTAATTCTTTTTAATTCATTTTGAAATATAGCATTATTTTCTTCTCCGGCTATGCCCTGAACTGTTCTTTTCATAGCACCACCCTTACTCATAGGTATAATACTAGACAATCCTTCTTTGAGAGTTACTTCACTTTGAGGAGCTACTTCACTGACTTGGATTTCTTCTTGCGCTTGAACCGGCCTATCCATTGGCATAGCCATTGCTGGCATATTAGTTCTAGTTCTATCGGGTAATGATGTAACAACATTCTTGACAACATCTAAGTTTTCCCTTTCTGACTCAACTTCTACACGCTTGTCTATCATGTTAGCTGCCTCACTACCTGCACCAAAAGCAGCTAATGCTGCAGCAAATGGTCCTGTCTTTTGTGGATTAGCCATAGCATACTGACCAGCTATGTTAGTTACTTGACCAACAGCATCAGCAGGACTAAAGCCTACTGGCATTCCTGTACCCATATCTACTTCTTGTTGACCTAAACTTTGTAAACCAGCTTGAGGAGAAGGCATCTGCATTCGTTGCACTTCAGCGGGAGGACGTTGTGCAGCCTCACGTAAAACTTCTATTTCTGCTAGCTTATCTAACCCGTCAATCATTATAAGCATCTCCTAATATCCATGTAGTTAGACTGTATCTTAGTCATATCTGCATGTAATGTATTTTCTTTATTATACAGCGAACCTTTTGAATATGCCATGCCTTCAGCTTTAGTTGCTCCAAAAAAATCAGGTGGTTGTACTATGCCTTTATTTACATTCTCAATAAATGTATTTTGGTTTATTATCTCTAAAACTTTTTTATAATCATGCATTAATTAAAATCCACCCAGCTATTACCTACATAACCTCTAAACTTACTCGCACTTATACAGAAAGCAATATCTCCACTTGCAGGTCTACCTATTTCTGTTACCGTAGTAACACTAAATATTTTAGTGGCTGGCGTAGAGTCTACTTCTACATCCCTTGATTCTAAAAGAAATTTTAATTCACCAGCATAAGATATAAGAGTATTATATACTTCAGTTAAATCTTCTGTTTTCTGATACTTGGGTAGTTCTGGATAAAGGAAAGCCATTATCGTTTGCCATCACTTTGGATTGCCATACGAACACTGCCCCATCTCCATGAAGTATTAAAACTATTACAAGACACTCTTACATTTGCTTGCCTACCTCTGCCTCTAAAGTCTATCTTCTTTATCCCTGAATTAATTTCAAATGGTCCTTTTTCAACCTCACTAGCAGCAGGAAACTCTCTAAAGTTAACAGACATATTCAAATCACCCTGGTTTATAGTGTAGTCAGGAATAATTCTATCTGCAAACATTAAATTATTTCCATCTTCTATATCAAAGTCTGCTGACTGTAAGAAGGAAGATAAGGCTACTCCATCTCCTGTGAACACTGACACAGGTTCATTATCCCAGATATAAGGTGTTGCTCCCGCAGATACTTTTCCTGTTGCCATCGTGTTAGTAAATACTGTAGCGTCTTTAAAGGTTGTATAAAAACTAGTTCCAAATGCCCACGTATTTTCTTCATAGTTATATAAAACATAAGCATCAGGTTCTAATGAATTTTCTGTAGGATAGAACCATACAATTTCGTGAAACTCTGAGTTTACTGCAGCATATACTTTATCTCCTTGTGTTGAGTTAAAGTTATCATATACATATCTACGAACAGTACAATCTAGCTTACCTATTCTACCATCAAATTTATAGAAGTTGTTATCTCCCATCCAATAAGAAATACCATCTACGTTAATAGCTCCATGTTGACCTACTAATCCACAGTTAGTTCCTAGTTGTGACAAAGAAAAAATAAATGGTGGACCAACATACTGCAAAGAATACAACGCTTGATCTGACCAAACATGGATTGCATTGCGTGATCTAATACCACCTTTAAGAGTCGTTCCATCTACTACCTGTATCTCACCTGATGTAGAAGAAACTGATGGCGTCCAGTTGGTAAAGTCTTCTTGATCTGACCATCTAATTAATAAAGGATTAAATGCACTGCCCGAAAACTCATTTGTCCCAAAAGCAATAACATGTCTATCATTAGGAGATACAACAATACTATTAATGCTGACAGGAGCAGTAGTTACTATAGCTGCTCTTATAGGAGCTAGACTTGCATCTGCATCCCAGTGTAACAAATTACCGCCTCTGCGAACAGCCAGTAAATCTTCTCCGAAGTTATCTAATGACCACTGAGTAGCGGCAAAGGTTATGCCTGAAGACTGAGCAGGTTCATTCCATGCCCTTTCTCCTGATGTAGATACACCAGCATTATATATACCTGCACCATAACCTAGACCCTGAATGTTATCATTTGATCCTGTTCTTAGAAGAAAGTTAACTATTGCTGTACCTGCACTTGTGCTTGTAGCTGTTGCCACACTTGTAGTACTAATAAGAAAACGATTTGTTCCGCTTGTACTAACTGCTCTAAATACAGGTCCACCAAAACTACTGGCAGCAAAGTTAGTACTGGCAAAGTTTCTTATAGATGCGTTAGTAAAGAAGATGTAATCATTTACCGAAACATTATTTGCATTAAGACTAACTGAAATCTTATTAGAACCTGAAGTAGTTCCTAACTTACCTATTGATCCATCTGTTCCTACAGTTACTGTGCTTACAATAGGAGTTACATCATATAAAATATCACTAGAAAGAATGTATAGTTTTTGTTCTGTGCCAAAAGATAAGAGTCTTTCTGTATTGTTATTTTGCCAAGTAAGTAAATCTCTTCCTGTACCGTCAAAGGTAGTGGATAAGTGTTTCTGATAACCACGTAAGTTTTCTGGCTTACCTGCTCTAAAGCGCACACGATCACAATCATACCAAGAACCACCTTCAGAGTATTCTGTAGACTCTCTGTGTATTCCAGGTCTGAGATTAAATTTAAATAATTTTGCTGTTGTGCTTGCCATTTATAATCACTGACTAAATTCTGTTAGTTTCACAGAAGAAATAACGGTTCCACCACCTTGTCTAACACCACCACTATTTAATAATATTTCAAGTGAACCAGAATCTCCTGCTCTGAAACTAAACTGAATAGGGTCTGTATTAGAAACAGAAGTGCTATATCTAATAGGAAAAGCATTAACACCGTTACCATTATCAGCTATTTGTAAAGGAAAAGATGCTACTGCATCTGTAGCAGAATTTTTAAATAAAGCTAATGTCATATTTGTAGGAAGCCCGGATGTCGCCCCTAAATTAATCAACGCATCTACTTCAATTCTATTACCAGAACTTAAAGGAGTTATTGAACATTCTAAAGCTGTAATATGATTTCCTTCTGTTATTTGAGGAATAGTATTATCAGAAGGAATAGCGGTTGTACCTAAACTTGTAAAAGCTGTAGTTTCAACATAAATATTTGAAGCTGTTATATTTGACCATGTAGGATTTGCGCTTGAACCTTGGGTCTTTAAAAATTGTCCTGACGTACCTGCTGGAAGGTTCTGTATATTTGTACCATTATTGTATAAGATATCTCCTTGAGCATCACTTCCAAAACTAAGTTTATTACCCAGACCATCAAAAGCAGAAGCAGATACTGTTCCTGAGAATCTGCCTGATACAGCAGATACTGATGTAGCATTTATATTTGTAGCTGACACAATTGATGTTGTTATCTTACTGGCATTAAGAACACTAGTAGATACTGATGTAGCAGTAAGACTGTTAACAGTAAAAGAACTTACGGATGTCGGGAATGCAGTCTGGTATACATTAGTCCCATCAGATGCTACCATTACATTAGAACCTTGTTGTATTGCAATCGCAGTATTACCTGCAGTTTTAATTTTAAGAGCAAACGATCCTGATGTATTGTTTCTTACATAATACATCTTGTTAACAGAAGGAATAATAATAGAAGTCTCTGCCGCAAGTGTACCATCAAAAGACAAGATAGCTTTACGTGATTGGTCTGTAGCACCATTAA